TTAAGAGAAAAAATAAGGTGCATCGATAACTGAAGAGATATCGAAAGAACCTAAAAGATCTTCAGTATCGGTAGTCACTTGGTGCTTTTCTGTTTCAATTACTTTACCACTCTCTAAAGTTGTCTGTGAATTATTCATCATTATCTGGTTATTTACACACCCTTTAATATGCTCTAATTGGTTTGTCTCATAGATTTCTACAAATTCATATCTTAATACAGTCTGAAGTAAATCTACATGACACGCATGCACACCGTAAGAATCATGAATCATAGAGAAAGACTCAAGTAAAAATGAAGTAGAAAGCGTATAAACAGTATTCGTTAGAGCAGCAGCATCATAAAGATGGATAATCTGTGGAGAAATCCCAGAGACTTGCCCTCTTTTATCTACCGATTCATTAGACTCTCCTTTAAAGAACAATCTAATAGTTTTTCCCGCAGATTTAACTTGAACTCTTTTATCTTTATCTTGTAGCCTAGAAGACTGATACATTGGGAAATTCGTTGGAGATAAAATAATAATATCTTTACCGCCACTTTCATTTACAGCTTTAGCACAAGACGTAAAGAAATCTTGACCTCTTTGAATTCCTGGAATCACTTCTGAAACAGCATCAAAAATAAATCTACCAACAAGAACTGATATTGGTCTAATAGTCATCTTATCGATAACAATTTTCTTATCTGTCAAACGCTCTCTTAAAAGATCTTCTGTTTGATCTACTACACCCAAAAGAGTCACAGAATAAGCTTTAGTCATCGCTGGACGCTTACAGATAGTCCGATTGATCTGTTCTGTATCAATTAGCATCTTAAGATTAGTTAAAGAATTATCAACAAATTTATTTAGGTTTTCAAAGTCTTCTTGAAAATCTTTAATAGTCGCAAATTTTAATTTATGCTTACCAACCAATTCAACTAAAAGATCATAATCTTGAGGAGCAAAAGTAGACATAAAATCTGCTTTAAGTCCTCTTGAATATCTTCCTTTAAGCTTATTGAATGCTTTCAGATTCTCTTCGATAAAAGAAATTTTAAGATTAACTTTCTCTTGCACCTTGATAGATACAGTCTCATATAAATCTTTTTCAGACTTCTGTGGAAACATAGCAACTAAAAGTGCATCCTTTTCTTCTCTAAGCATCGCAGCGAAATGTTGAGACCCATTACAAGTTCCATCAACGTTGATCGCTCTATGTGTCATAAAATTTTCTGGATCAGCAAGGTAACCCTTCAATTCATGACATGCTGCAATAAACTGCCATCTTGTTTTTTTACCTGCAGCTAAAACCATCCCATTGTTATGTGGGTTCTCGCATACTTCTAGAATTTTCTCAATGTTATCTTCAACCCATTTAACTCTATCAGCATATAAAGCTTTATCAATCCCGTCCTCGCCATGATTATTCGCTATATCAATACAAAGCCATTTATAACCAGCATCTCCTTTAGTTGTTCCACGCGGTCCTAATCTCTCACCCTCTGAGAATTCAATCAGAGCTTTCCCTAGATCGTCACCCTGCGGATTAACACCACGGCAATTTTCATAATAAAGTCTAGCTCTAAAATCTAAACCGATTCTGTAGTAAAATTCCTTAAAGTCTTCCATCTCATTGATAAAATCTTCAAAAGCATTAAGACGTAATCTAGAAGAAAAAATTGATCCCTTGTTAGTCGCTACGATTGAAGACGCATAGGCTCTCCAAGATTTAGCCTCTGCGTTATCATCATTGGCTGATCTAATGTAACCATCATTTTTTAAAGACTCCTTCTCTTCTTTTGAAAGCTTTTTATTCATATAGATAATATCTTCTGAATCTTCTTGCTTATAAGCAAATTTACAATCTAATGAAGGTTCATCAATTTCTACATTATCCGCTTTAACGATAATATCTCTTTTTGTAGTGTCCGCGATCTTTTCACGTAAGATCTTAGCCATAACAGCATTTACACGCCATCCTGTTTTCTGTAAAGTATTAACCGTGTGCAAAGTCTTATGTAATCTTTTATTTTCAATAAGAGTATCGATAGCTCTGATTTGATCTTTATTCTTTGTACGCACTAGACTATCTTGGATCGTAAGATATCCCCCTTGATTTACTGAGGTCCAATCCTTAAGTGGCGCGATAGAAGGCATATTAACAGGTGCTTTCATTCCATATTTATCTGTTTGTTTCTCGATAAAACTAAGGAAAGCATCAGACAATCTTAAAAGTATTTCAGATTTCACAAAAGGTTTGTACATAACGATCAAAGGCTCAGTTATGATTTCCCCTTCTTCATCTTCAATAGATATCTTAAAAGTCGAAAGCATCACAAAAAGTGAAGACCCAATCTTATCCAAGGAATTTTCTGATCGAATATCCCTTGTGATTTCATCTACTAGATTTAATTTAGAGTCTGAAACTTCCAGACGTCTTAATTCTTTTTTAAGCTCTTCTGTTAGATCTTCTCTGAAGGTTTTCGCTTGTGTTAAAGCTCTTTGTAATACATATTTATCTGCAGAATCTAAAAGATTAGCGTAAACCTCATCGATTAGATCACTAATGATATATCTAGAGAAAGCTTGAACGTTATTTTTATATTTAGTTTTTCTAATTAAAGATGGCGACGTTAAAAAAGCTATAGAGCTTTGGATCAAAAGTGCAGCTATAAGGTTATAATCTTTATCTAAAGCGTCAACTAGGTTTTTAAAAGCGTTACCCGCAACGATAGCTCGTCCAATGTGTGTCTCTTCATAGCGTGCTTTAAGCTCCGCAGAAACGTAAGGGATAGCATGAGACATTACATAAGTTGTTGCTGAACAATCAGAAAAACTTTTCTCTTTGTTTTTATGTGCTCGAGCTACACCTGCATTAATAAAGCCTTTTTCTCTTTCGATCTGCTCTTGAATCAAAGCTTCCTTTGTATATTCTTTTATTAATTCTTCGTCTAAAGTTTCCATAGTCTCTCTCATTGTTATTTATAAAGGTTTCACGCTTCTCTTAAAACGTGAAACCTAATGTAATATCTCTTTTCTTATTTACAAGTCTAGCTTTGGTTTTTCTCTGTGCCATTTTTAATTTTAATTGAAGAAAAGATCTGCTACCTCTTTTACTTTCACTACTTCAACTTCTAAAATTTCTTCTCTAATCTCCTCTTCAGTAGGCGTTGAATCACGCTCTTGTATATTTTCAAATAGATCAGCATCTTCTGGTGTACTTATTACATAACATAAAACTTCTTCACTATAGTATCCACTGCTTTCCCCTAACCATCGCATCCATAGGCCGCCTTTGTTTGTCTCTATCTTATAAAAGGTCCATGTGTAACTTTCATCAGTTTCCGGAGCTTCAGCTATTCCTTGGACTTCCTCTGCTGAAACCACCAACCCTCCGGATAGACTCTCAGCACTCAGCTCATAATCATTAAGTGCTACGTGCTCACAGCAATCTTGATCATGTGCAAATACATAAATATATCCATCTTGTGTATGTACAACAACCTCAACAGAATCTTTAAAAAGACCATCTATCTTAGTGATAATCTTTCCATTTAATACATTAGGGTTTACTGCTTTGTTATTATAATAATCCATAATTTTGTCTCTCATTTATATTTAATTTATTAGGTTTTTAACTAAAGAGTCTCTTACTTCCTTAGTTATATAAAGTCTAGCCTTGGTTTTTCTCTGTGCCACTTTTATTTCAATTTATTTTTACAATCCTAAAGGAATATTTTCTTCTTGATCATCACTAACTAGCTCTAAAAGTTTTTCTTGCTCCATTTGGGATTTTATACTTGGGTTATTCTCCATAAATTGCTTCGCTCTAGAAAACCTTAGACCAAAACTCCTTAAACCATCTTTCTGTAGGATATATGTTGTTATAACTAGAACATCCTCTGTAATGAAAAATATAAAGAAAGAATGGCTATCTATAAAAACACTATAGACATCATCCCTTTCTTTAAGTTCCTCAATATAAGCAGGGATATCTAAATATTTATCATAAAATCCTTGTAGAATTTCTTCATGTATCTTCATTTCTGCAAATGTTTCCATTAGTTAAACACCTTTCCAGTTAACATAAGTGCTCCCCTTGGTGTACCTACGAAAGACAAGCGATCCTTGAAGATCAACTGCACGGTGTTCACATCTTCGGTATGCTCACATAAACGCATAGTGTCGATAGTTTCTACGATGTCACGTAGTATCTCTAAGGCTCTTAGGTTCTCTTCATCTGAAGTGTTAAGAATGGCTCTGTTTTCGTATATCTCAATTAGATTTGTATTCATAGTTTTTTCTCTCAGTTGTTATTTAATTTATAATTTAAGTTTATCTTAAAATTTTAATTTGGTTAATTTTGGCCTGTCAGTCTCTTAAGCTTCCAGAATCTCTTCGATCTCATTTATATGCCTTCTCAATCTAATGACCTTTTGTACTTCTAAGTTATAAGCTGCAGCTGCTCTATCTCCTCCCAAAGAGTTAGACTTGAAGAGCTGCGCGCAGTTAGATTCAATGTATATCTGGACTTCTTCCAGTGATCTTAGGGCTGAAGTGATAGCCTCTTGGTTGCTTTTGATAATCATCTTTTATTTCCTTTAGTCATTTTTTCGAGTGTATTGGATATTGGCAGGCCCACCATCATTTAAATCCTGAAAAGTTAATGTATCTCCACACTTAGTAGTAATAGTAAAATCAACTGCACTATATCCCATCTTTTCGGAAACATTTAAAATCGTTTTACCCTTTAGACAATAAAACATCCCCAAATATCCTCCCTCGATATCTTCAGGGATGTAATATTCTTCCAGTTCCTTCTCTCTTTGTTCTTCTTTAGTTAATATAGTCATAATTTATTTCCTTTAGTTATTTTTAAGTTTAATTTTGGGAGCCTCTTAACTCCCAGTTAATATAAGTCTAGCCTTGTTTATTTTCTGTGTAACTTTATTTTCAATTTAATTTAATTAATTGTTTCTCTCTAATAAAACGCCTAGTATCTCTTTTAGATAAGTAATAGATTTCTATAGAATCAAAAAGGATATTAGCTGCTGGTAGTTCTACTAGAATATAAGTGTCTCCAAATATATAATAATCAGAATAATACTTATGTACCTCATGTTGAATATCAAGAGACGCTAAGTATTTCGTTAGTTCCTCGGTTGCCTCATGGAAATCTTCAAGCTCAAGTATAGATGTTTCTTGCTCTAGATGGACTGCTAGGTTTTCAATTTCTTTAGGTGTTAAATTTTTCATTAGGTTATTCCCTGTGGTTATGCGAAAGAAACATTAGAATACAAAGAGATCATATCGCGTAGATTCTCTTCTTCTTTAGATAATCCTCTAGATATTTCTATAGAATCTGCATGATTTAACAATCTGATTGCATTTAGTTCGTCTTGAGTTAGATTTAAAGTATTCATTTGTTTCTCCAGTTATTTAATTTATAATTTAATTATAGCTTAATAATTTCTTTTGGTTAATTTCTGCCTGTCAGGGCTTAGAGATTTATTTAAAAGTTTTATTTAGTTATTCTTAATGTTACTTAAAGTATAGCCAGAGATATTCTCCGTGCAACTTTATTTGCAATTTAATTTAAATTAAATATTTATACTATATAGATAACTGAAGAATCTATTAGAAATCCTTAGGAACTTAAGTATCTATAGATAACTGTAGAATTTTTCTTCTTCTTTAAAAGAAAATAAAAAACTATAGAAATCTTAAGAATCTTTTATAGTCTAGAAACTCTATAGAGTCTTAAGAATCTTAAGAGGAGATAAATCTAACAGAAGTCTAAAATAAGTCTAAAAGAAGCTTAGAGTTAATCTCAGGGTTATTCCTATGGTTCTATTAGTAAACTAACAGTAATCAATAAGAAAACTATAAGAAATCAAAAGGGGTCACTATGTCTCTCGCTAACGCTCAAGCCAAGTATTCCTGAAGTTTCCTACAGATTTACTCAGTTTTCCTGAGCTTTCCTGTAGTTTTTTTGATCAAATAGGAACTTAAGTCCCTACTACTTTGCGATAATCTTAAATTATGGCAATCTTTTTGTTAATCCTGGAGAGAATTTAAAGAAGCCATGGGGGGTAAATCGCGGGGGGTTTTTTATATATACCCTCTCAGATTTTTTTAGAATTTTCAAAAAGACATCTATTAGTTTTCCATTAGATAATCACACTCTTTAGAATCTTTAAGGTATAATAGTTATTAACCTTCAGGAGTATCTTAATGAAATTTTTATTATTTCTATATTGTGTTTTAAGTTCTTCTGTATGTGAATCTGCAGAGTACTCTAGAAGTTATGTCTGGTATAAAAGCTCAGATCTCTTTAAGAAGCAGCAGATAGATTTGGAATATAAAAATGATTATAGTGTTGACCTCTCAAAGAAGATCAAGAAGCGCCTTAAGAAACATGAAGTCACTATAAGACAATCTGGTGACATTGTATTTGTCATATTTGATAATGATTATCTCTTTAAAGCTAATGAAGCTCGTGTAATTAATCATAGAGTAATTTCTAAGTTAGCTTCAAGTATCTATATGTTTAGTGATTTACAAATAGATATCTTTACGTCAAAATCTTTAGGAAAAGACTCTTCTAGATACCATCAAGATATTTCAGCTTATAGAGCTGCTAATGTTCTAGACTTATTAAAAAGAAGAAAAGTGAATATAGAAATACTAAGGTCTTATGCTTTAATACCTTATAGATTTCTTAAACCTTTTTATAGAAATAAGACGATTATCTCGTTAAGAGTTGTGACGCCTTATGATGATTATTATTTACCTATAGAGCTTTTCTATAAGTATTATAGATAAATTAAAGATTATATCTTTACGATCTTTCGTTCCTTGAAGGTCGCTTTTAGTTTTGGGCTTCAGTGCCAAAGATACATCTTTTAGAAGTTTAGACAGATAAAAGGTAATTTAAGCAATCTTGAGAAATAGTCTTTGGTCTTCTAAAGTGAACTAGTTTGAGCTATCGAATTGAGACTTAAAGTTTCAACACCACTTTTAGAGACCTAGAGTTTCTTTAGAGTCTTTAGTTATCTTTAGATCTCTTTAGTTTTTATTTTCTTTTTAAGAAGAAGAAATTATCTCTAGAGATCTTTAGGAGTCTTAAGAGTCTTTAGTTTCTTTAGATACTCCCCCCTTACCCCCCTCAAAGAGAGCACGAAGAATTTTCTGTCTTCTTCTAATAGGGTACACCTGATGGAGGCTACGTATGACGGGGCTTGTAGAGGACGTGATTTCACTAAAATGACAATTTTTTACGTATTATTGAAACCAAAAGGAACTTTAGCTCTATCACTTATAGTCTCAGTATCTAATACAAGGTTTTCTAAGGATAACGCAACCTTTTTTCTCTGTGTTTTATCTAAAGACTTACAAGCACGGCCAAGGCTTCTATAGAGAATCTTTTTAATTACTCTAGGCGATAGACCGGTAAGAGCATCTACAAGCTCGTCAGGGAGCGATAACTTAAAAAACCTATCATAAGACCCAGAAACGATTATCTCTCTATATATCGAAGAAATGATAGCTTTAGAGTGAGATTCTTCCAGAGGTTCTATATAGATAACCGTAAACCGAGATAAAATAGCGTCAGACATTAAATCTGTGTTATTGGCAGAAGCACAGAAGTTTATAAAACTCGCGTCAAAAGGAAAATCTAACGTTTCATCGCTAAAAGAATTAGAGGTATTTCCTTCTAAAAGCGTATAAAGACCTCCTAACATATCCAAACCTTTATAATCTTCGACTACTTTATCTATTTCATCAAAGAGAACTAAAGGATTAGCAATAGGATTATCTCTAAGCATTTCTAAGATAAATCCTGGGCGACTATCCGCGTAAGTTGAAGGACTTCCTGAGATCACCGCAGGGGACGTTAGCGTGGCGCAATCGATTTTCCTGAAGGGTACATGCACTATAGAAGCTAAACGCGTTAGAACAGCGGTTTTACCCACTCCAGGAGGGCCTGCAAGAAGAACGGGAGGGAAGTTTAAGCATAACCTATTAGAAATAGAACTTAGGTAAGCAAAATCTTCTATAAAATTAAGAAATTCTAGACAATTAGGAAAATCTTTTTTTATTAAGGAGAGTTCTTTAATGAAATTTTCAGAGAGGATAGGGACATATCTACAGCCACATATAGGTCTATTAGCAAACTTCCCTAATAAAGCTTTCCTATTCTTTTCACTTCTGTCTAATTCTAAAAAAGCAGCTCTTATTTTATCCATATCAAAAATAGGGACAATAGAAAAGCCTTTACATTTATTAAGGGCTTCATTTGAGAAAACTAAAGGTTTTTTCTTTTTGTAAGTTTTTTCCAGATTCTCTGTATCAAAATCTTCTTTAGGAAATTCTGGATAAAGATCTCCAGGAGACGTTTTTAAATTAGACATAAATCACACCTACTCTTTAAGTTAAAAATAAAGAGATCTCTTTTAGTTAAGGTGTGAGTCTCGCAGATAATTATAACATAAAAAGAAGAACAAGAAATAAAACAAAGAAAGGCTCCTCCCTACGTTAATACCTCATAAAAGTTTGAGGAGTTAACGCTTAACACTAAGAATCTAATGTTAAGCATTGTGTTACTAAAAGTTATATTTCTAAGAAATTAGTAGAGTCTTCTTCATCAAAACCTGCTACGAATTCTCTAAGATACTTATCAAATTCTTCCTCCTCTTTTTCTTTTTGAGCATTATCAATATTTGTAGACATCATATCTGTCCAATAAGCTATCGCAATCGAAAGAGCATCTAATCTATCATCATGACGTAAAGCACCTCTTTCTTGTGTGATATTAGCAAGTTGATAACATAAAGAATTATTAATACTCGATTCATTATTGATATCAATATCACAATCTTTAGTGACTAAAGTTTTATCAATGATAATTCTATGTTGGTTCAAAAGTGGCTCTAAAGTATCGATTATACGTTTTTCTTTTTGTTTATTATGTCTCACTTCTTCCATCGCACAGGGATGAATTTTAGTGATAATGGGTGTTAAAAGTTTAGTGAACATACCGTCACCAAAGTTACTCTCGATGATAATAGCATTAACTTTTTGACGCTTAGCGATATTAGCTAGAGCATTTAAAGTAACATCATCATAGCCTCCTTGTAGCCCACCACATTCTAAGACAAAAAGCATGCCATTAAGATGTTTAACAACAGCATAACCTAATTCATCTTTACCTCTACCCGAGGGATCAATAGATAGCACTGAGCCATCATAATCACTCCAAGTGTCAGTCTTAAACATAGGCTTATAGAAGTAATCTCCTTCTTTTCCAACAGACTTAATTTCATCTAAACGATGTTCAGCGCCTGAAGACCACACAAGTTTATTAGGTGCCTTATCGATATCTAAATCTTCAACGATAAAATCACTAAGTTTCAAAGGAAATCTAAGTGTATCTGAAGTTGATGTATCTAACATAAACTGTAAGTTGAAACCAGATCTTGCGTATTTAGCTTCACGCATTCTAAGTTCTTCTTCATCAAATCTTTCAGGGTCAACGGGTGAACCTACTTTGAGTTTAGCAACTAAATTTCTTACGAAGCTAGACAACTTATGTCCATATCGTTCCATCTGAGCAGCATCAGGAATTCTAGCCGGCCAAATTCTTGTGTTATATCCTTCTTTTTCTAATTTTTTATAGATAGACTCTTCGGTTTGAGGTGTCCCTAAATAGATAATGTCACCTTTTGGTGAAAGAATTGACTCAAATTCAGAAATAGTTTTATTTAATTTATCTCTATTTGCTTGATTACCAGAGTTATTTAAAGACTCTACATCATCTGCAATGATTACATTCGCTCTTGAACCTGTCATAGCGCCTGTCACACCAATACTTTTAACAGAAGGTGCATGAGATGATCTAGCAGGACCGACATCAAAAGAAATATTAGAGTCTCTTTGTCCTTTTCTAGGTTTTAAATGATGTAAAAGAGGAACTTCTTCTATTAAATTCTTTGTGAAGACTGAAAACTCATCAGCTCTCACTTGTCCTGCAGACACTACAAGTATTTTAATCTGAGGGTCTTTATATAAAAGCCAACAGACAAACACAGAGGTAATCCAAGACTTACCTACTCCTCGAAATCCTTGGATAATCTTTCGTTTCTCTTCTTCATCTTGGAGATACGAACCGATATCATATTGAACTGGAGTAGGTGGAGGTAATCTTAAGTGATTCCACATGAAATAAAGGAAATTACGAAAATCTTCTTTAAGTAAATCACTATCTGATTTTTTCTTTTTAGTTGTCATAATAGTCCTTTATTATGTTTATTATTAATGGCTTACAGCTTTATCATTATCAAAAGGTAAAACATTAGTTAAGTTAAAAGTTTCTGTGATAACTTCGGCGGAAGCTTCCACTCCATTATCTTTAAGAAACTGTCGAGCTACGTTAAGAATAGCTGCAGGTGCTGGGATTTCATCGCCCATCTGATCATAATATTTTCTTTTAAGAGAATCAGTAAGAACATCTGAAAGCGCCTGATGTAATTCATTAAGAGCTTCTTCTGAAGCAGTTTTACCGGCCATTATTTTACTCCTCCATCACCGTACCAGAAGGTTATAGCTGACCAAATAAAAGTACACACAAAGATCAAAGTCCCTGTGACGCCTCTTACTCTAGACCATTGAAGTTCCATAGCTTTAATACGATCTTGAAGTTCTTTATTTTGTTTTTCTGCATCAAGCTTACTATCTCTGATCAAACTTTTGATTTCTGAAAGATCATCCTTGAGATTCTTTTGGTTTGTTTCGATCACAGTTACGCGATCACATAAATTGTCTGACATAATTAATCCTTTAATTATATAAAATACCCCTAACGGAAATCATTAGGGGGTTTAACTTTTTACTTCTTAGAGTCTAGCTGAAGCTGTTGCATGTAACTTTTGAACAGGAAACGTGGTTCCATCTGTTGAAGTCACAGCGATAGCACATCTTTCTTCTGAGATATTCTCTACTGCAGTTGCTATATTCACATCAGCGAAAGACGCAGGCCCTTCAGGTATATCTGCTCCAGGAAAATCTTGAAGTAAAGCTCCAGTATCCTCTGTAACCACTCTTGTGACAGGGTCAATTGATCCATCATGTACAACAGATTCTAAAGCTAAAGCATAAGGAAAAATATCTTCATTCACGGAGCTATCTGTATAAAGAGGGTCATAAATAGTAGGTGTGTTCATTAAAATAGCAGGAAAAACGGTGGTTAGACCATCTGCTCCATAATCCTTAAATAATAAGTAAATATCTGTGCCTGATCTAGACCCTCCCCTATACACAAAAGTCAAGCAGTGATTCCCTTCTGTGATATATATATCTTGACTAGAGCCACCTATATAAAAATTTACAACAGCATAGCTAGATGTGGATGCTATTGGGTCAAAAAAGATTGTAAAAATGACGGTTTTTTCTAAATCCCAAGGTATTTTCCATCCTTGCGTGCTAGAGCCTACTGTATTTATATGGGTAAAAGACGCAACAGTACCATCAACCTTATAGGAAACATTATATTCTGTCGCGTTATCTCCCGTATAATTAAGAGGGAAATTGAGGAGATTAGAAGCAGGTTGTGTACTTAATAAAGGAATAGGCGGATGGGGTGTTTTATTACTTAGGTTTGTTGTATTTTCCACATGAAAATGTCTAAATTCAACTTTAGCTAAAGCATTAACGCTTCCGTCAATATCATTAGGGAAAAGTAAGAAACGAAAAGAAGGACCAGTATAAACCCTATTTATTTCGAAGCGTTTCCATTCTTTATTTACAGTCACTATATGTTCGGTACGATTTTCAGCAAGAGATGTTCCTACAGTATTATTATCATCATTAATTATTAAAGTACATTGCGTCTCTTCAACAACACGACTCCTAAGATATACTGAGACAGAAAAAGTATCACCCACCTCACGTATCTTATCTCCTGTATGTCTATTTTTAACATCAAAAAAAAGAACACCAGATAGAGAAGTGTCTCCTCTTAATTTATAAGGAGTCAATAAACGTCTTAAGTCTTTATGGGAAAGATCTTCTGCATATAAATTATCAATTTCTTGCGGATGAACACCATACAAGGTATACCCTAAGCCAATAGATTCCGTTCCTAAACTTACCTGCCCATTTGCTTCCAGCGCTGTAAAAGCGTTATTAAAATAATGTACAGGAGCTATAGGGGTTTCCCCAACGGCCATAGGCGCTCCACCTGCAACATCCTTAGGGAAATAAGCAACAACACTATCAGGCGCATCAATCATAGACTCATCAAAGTCAAAATGACAATAGGATTTATCTGAAGAATATAAAGCAGGAACAAGCGCCCCTTCTTTTTGTCCTTCAGTATCTGGAGCAACATCAGCATCATAAGTTTTCTGAAAGAATCTTTTACATTTTCTTAAAACATTATCAAAAGTATCTCTAACAAAAGAGGTTGATGCAGCGCCTACTTCGATTTTAAGGTCTTTAATAGATAACGTATAGATTTCATCAACAGATAAACCATTAGCTTCATCTAAAAATAAGAAACGAATAGCTATATGTCTTTTCTTGGAGAAAGCTTTTCCTTGAATTGAAGGTAATGTAACAACTTTAGATCTTCTAGAAAACGTTGTGCTTAAAGTGTCTTCACCTAGATACATCACAACATCTTCAGCTCCCCCTACTCCGAAAGACTGAACAACTTCAATACCAACACGAGCACCAGAGACAGAAGCTTTAAGATCATAACTAATAGCAATATTCTTACCTGAAGTAACATCTAAGATTTCTGAGTGGTTCGCTATATAACTTTTAGCAGTAACTCCGGAGTTAGAACCTGTAGATAAGATATCAACATCAAGATAAGCTGTATTATCAAAATTTAATGTTCTCTTTTGAGCGATTGTAGGCGTAATACCTCCATCACCAAAACGTGTAACTTCCCAGCCATCTGCAAGATAACCAGAACCATCTTTAGTTAAACCATCTTGCCAAACATCAAACCCTCCGTTTAACGCTAAGTTTTCTGCAGCTCCTTCACCTCCTCCAGTTCCTCCCATCAAAGATGTTAAGACATTAACAGAATCTAAAGCGTTTCCTGTTTCATCTAAGAGTTCCTGAACGATATACAAAAGTTGATTAGAGTCTAAATCAAGATCAGTTTCTGTAAGAATCGAAGCGTCATTATAGTCAACTAAACGGTTAGCTCTGGGGGTTATTCTTTTTATAGTAACTATTTGCCCATCATCAAGAGGCGCTGTAAGTTCTATAGTGCTATCTGTGACAAACTTAAAGATAGCTTGGTGTGCTTCATCGGTTCCATTAACATAAGTAAACAGATGTGATTTATCTAGGTACGGAAAAGGAATCGCAAATTGAACAACTCCGTTTTGTACCTCGTATTCGACTTTTGAATGATAAGCCATATTTTTAATTCCTTTTAATTTATTATAAAAGACCCCCTAAATGAGGGTCTCGTTGTGTTTCTTTAAAGCTCTTCAGGTAAACTATTGATGATTGCACCAGCAGCAGCTGAAGTAGCTATATGGGACTTTATACCTATAAGACTCATTAGATTTGAAGCTTCACTTTGAGTTAATCCTCTGTTTTCTATGAAATTTCTAACATCATAACCTGCAGTTAACATCCTCTTTAGCGTAACGATATTTGGAGAACTTAAGTTTCCAGTACCAGAACCGTGATAAGCAGAGGTGATATCTTCACCTAAAATAGCAACACTCGCTGGAGACATAAACATAGGTAATGCACCAAGTAGTGAAGTATTAGAAACCCCTGCTTTAAGAATATGTTCTAAAGTAAGGTTCTTCTCTAAGTACTTATTCCTAACTTTTTCATCTAAAAGATAAGCTTTAGAATAGACTCTTCCTACGTATCCAATAGATGCAAAAGATAATTGAGCTAAAGCTCTTGTAACCATAGTTGGGTCTTTTATAGCAAGACCAGCAGCTAAAGATTTCTCTGTTGAAACTAAAGAGAACATACGGAATTTACCTATAAAACCTCCAAGCTGTGTATTAAAGAAACGAGGTTTCTCTCCTAATCTTACGACTTGAATCATTGTATCCGCGTGTCTTTTTAAAGAATTTAAAAGAACAGCTTTAACTACAGGGTCTAATTTCTCTATTTGCATAGAATCAAAAGTTATATCATCCCCATTTTTTAGGTATTTTCTTATATGCTTTGAGATAGTCTCTGTGTGTTTCGAAGATAAACCTAAATGTTTAAGTTTACTCTCCTGTAAAAGATTCTTCCCTAAAGCATGCCCTTTTAGAGCTTCAAGACCATCAATTATAGCAACATCATGAAAAGTATCTGTCATTGGGGCCGCTAAGTTAGTTCTATGAGTTAAATTCTCAAAATCTGAAGAAAATCCACGAGCTTTATCTAAGAATGAAGCGTTTGCAACATCATCAAGATACTCTTGAGTTCCTTTTATATGATTTCTTGTAGATTGTGCAAGATTAGTCCTTCCAAAATAAGACAAATAAACTGCTTCATCTTTAGTAATAAGTCCTTTAGAAGCTTTGGAAAGTACTGAAGACAACACAGGGTCTGCCGCCATACCTCTCTTAAGGATTGTCCCTAAGATATTCCCAGCCTCCGCTGTTTGAGAGAAAGCTAAGCTTCCCATCATTGATCCACCTGTTATTCCTCCGATAGTTTGTAAAAATTTATTGATATCCGTGTTTAAATCTTCAATAGGTTTATGTAAAACTTGAGTGATAAGTTCTTTTATAGAGTCTTGTTCTTTAGCTATTTGTGCTTTAGAGTGCCCTAATCTTTGACCTTCTTTTCCTACAAGCCCTAATAAGTCTTTAACATCTTGTTTACCTCTTATCTTTAATCCTTTATTTAATAAAAGACTTCTAGCTCCTGAAACTTGTCCTAAAGCTGATTTATAAAGAGCGTGCATATCTGTTTGAAAAATATCAGCTAAGTGTATAAAATTACCTTCTCCTGTTGGAATAATTACAGATAAATCCATCTCCATACGAGATCTTAAAGGTGAAATAATATTATCATCTTCTTTTTTAGAGAAGCGATAAAGTAAAGTCTCTATCTCATTATCAGCAAGATCTAATCTCTTAAGGTTAGCGTGCAACTCTTCTTTAACAAGTTGTGAAACATCTGTTCTATGAGAGATAGAACCGTTTCTTGCTAGAGTTGTTACAGATTCTGTAAAAGCATTAGCTACCAATTCACCTTCTTTTTCCGAAAGTTTACTGTTTTTAGCCAAAATTCCTTGCTTAAACCCATCTTTAAGTAATCTAAACCCTTTATTTTGACCAAATTCATGCATAAAAAGGTTGATTTTATCCATATTATATTTATGTGGGACATAATCTTTGATATCACCAACATCAAAACCATCTTTTTTTGCCTCATCACGTAAACGCTTAAAATGTTCTTTAACCATCTTTGTGTATTGGACTACTTCTTCATACCCTTTTCCTTTTATAAATTTTGAAGGCTGTATACCATGAGCTAACTTAAAACTCTCTTCTGTAAAAGCTCTTGTCAGTTCTTGGCGTGATCCAAAGCCTCCCTTACCTGTTAAAGTAGACACTTTATTTAAAAGAGCTTCCATATTTTGAACATAATGCTCAATGTAAGGTTGAATAATTCCGTCTTTGATCTCTCCAGAGTTAATGACTTTAGTTTCTGAAGCTGCATTTTTATTTGCTGTTCCACTTGAAGCTATACGATCTCCAAAGTATCTTGAAAATTTATTGTCTGATTTTTTAAGAGAAGTTACTTGTCCTTTAATTAAATTAAACCAATAGGTTTTAGCTTTAGACACCTCATTAGAGATTTCTTGTAGCTCTACTTTATTTGTCAAAGGGTTATAATTCGCTTCAAGATCACTAAGATCTATAGCTTCCTTATTATTTTTAGCAACTCTAAGAGCCTCTTCTTCTTTTGAGGGAGCTTTAGAAATATTTTCTTTAACTTCCGCCTCTACTTTCTTAGAACCTTTTGAACTCTGTGGTATAAAATCATGCAAAAGATCATCAGGTACTTTAACTTCTGAAGCATAAGAATTATTTGCTATCTTTCTTTGTCCTTCTGAAGCATATAAAAGAGCAATAGGGTCTCCTTCATCTCCTAGTTTTTTACCTAATTGTTTAGCCGAAAGACCTTCAGTGAGTGCTCTCACTATTTGAGTATCAGAAAAGCCTTTAGCTTTAAGATTCTTCATAAAAGTAAGTCTTGCAGCAGAATGGCTAGCTTGTGAAGCTTGTGAAGCTTTAGTTTCTAAACTCTTCAGATCTTTAAGATGTATAGCTTGTTTATCTTTAAGACTTTGTATACGTTTATCTAATGTTTTAATCTTATTTTTTGTTTTTGAGCCTATTTCACCTTTTCTTTTTCCTTTTTTAGAACCTTTATTTATAGTATTTCTTAAAGGAGTTAAAGCTTCTCGCTCAGCATTAAGAGCTTTCAATTCAAGAGCTTCTTTACTTCCTTGAGTTTTAAATTTTAACGAATTAATCTCATTACTTAGAAGCTTTTTATCAGCTACAGACATTGTATTATCAGCAACATCATCAGTGAATTTACTTAAAGTTTTATCATAAAAAAGCGCTTCATCATTCTCTTTCACAAGAGCTGTTCTAAAGTCATCAGAGACCTCAAGTGAATAACGCCCTTCAGATGTTATCTTTGGAAAACCTTCACCTGAATTATTTAAGGTATTATAGGCATTTTTCTTATTAGCATTACCATAGACAATCTTATTAAGTCTTTCGACCTCGAAAGGAGACTTACCTAAAGCATTAACTTCAGCTTCTACTCTATCAAGAGCAGTGTTTTGTATTCTATATTGTTCAGCTAAGTTATCTGAAAGTGATCTATTTACTTTACCAAAACTACCAAAAATACCGCCTACAGCTGACGCCATAGCAACACCATGCAAAACTTGTTCTGAACTATAAGATGAGCTATTTTTAGCTAGGATAGACTCATAAGCTATAGATGAAATACCAAATTCTGCCGCTGTTTTAGCTATTTTTATCGCTCTTGACCCTGCTGCAGCTGTATTAACCACTTTATAAGTAGCACTTCCAGGAACAAGTATAGTAGGGTCTATCGCAAGAGCTCCTAAGGTATTAATAGCCTTAACACCAGCTGGCGCATTTTCATAAGTCTTTCTATCAAAATCTAAAGCTAAGTATTGTTGAATTCGTAATTGAGCTTCTTTCTTAGAAATACCTCCATGAAGCATCTCTGTGTAGTTTTCCATAGGAACATCATTACCATCAATCCATTGTTTAAACCATTTAGACTTATTATCATAAAGATCAGAAACACTTTCTCTATCATCAGGTTCATCATATGTCTGAACTTGAATATCTACTTCTCTAGCAGCCGCTGTTACTCCTCCAAAAAGATTTACCGAGGATTTAAAGATTTCTCCAGCAGTGGATTTATCATAAGCTTTCTCCCTTTCAGTTTCTTGAAGGTTTGTAGCTATTGCCACATCCTTATCTGTGATATCTCTTATTCGTGTATCTAATATATTTTGTGCCATTTTATTTTACCTATAAAAAAGCCTCGCGATCTCTAAAGTGAGAAGGCGAGGCTATGTTTTTGTGTTATTTCTTTTTAAAAAAATCCTCCAAATGAAGGGCTAGATGTACTTATTTCTTCAGAATTATTCTTTTTTTGTTCTTTAGATTTAAGGTGATTATGTATCATGAAATCTTTAAAACCACTTAAGGAGCTATCTTTTATACCTAAATCTTTGGAACTTAGAAGAAGTCCTTCTTTATTATAAAAAGTTATAAAAGTTTCACCTTTACTATTCCTTTCAATTTGTGGAATAACTAAAAAATCTTTAGCTTGCTCCTTGGTTATAAAACCTTTTTTTAAGAAAGTCGTAGAAAAAGCTTTAACAGTCGTATCATAATAAGCAAAATCTTCTTGTTTAATAGAACCTCCTTGATTTCCTATACGCATGGATTTACTGTCAGCCATTATGATAGGTATAGAGTTTGTATTATAATTTCTATAAGCTATTTCCGTAGCATCTTCAACATTCCCATTAAATCCTGGTCTTTTAAGGATATCATCAACATAATTACCTATATCTTCCTTCATAGATCTGCTAAAATTAGGTGTAACATCCTCTTTCTTATCTACAAAAGTAGAGACATAATTCAAAACATCTTTAGAGCGTGTGACATCAAAAGGAGTAACTCCCTCTATATTACCTAAAGCATATTCCTCTAACGTGGAATTGATTTGTGTTTCATCATATCCTCTTTGTGTTAAAATATTAATATAAGCGTACTTGTCCTGTAATTCATTTGGAAGACTCTGCATCACTTTTGAAGCAAAGTTTCTATGCTTACTATCTTGAGAAGTGGACATATTATTTAATAATAAAGCGTTGTTCTGTAAAGTTTCAAAATTATGAGCCACGAAAGGTAAATTAAACCCTTCAATTACCGTCTTAGGAATCTCTGCCCTATTAGAAGTTACAGAAGAAATATAAGCAAAAGAATCAGGAATATCTTTTGCTTGCCCTTCTTTAGCCTCTAAATCGGAAATCTCCTTAAACTTCTGAGCTATCGCTACTTTAACTTTCGCTTGTACCTCTGGATGTTTAATATTCTCTTTTAAAGCAAAAAGCTCTTCTTCAGAAAGGTCTTCTCCAGGCATCTCTAAGAGTCTTAAAGTGAAAGACGCAGAATCATTAAATTCCACCTCTTGTATTGACGCTGCATTATCAGAAACAGCCTGTTTAGGAGAAAAAACATCTTTTTTAAATCTACCTTGAAAATAAGCATTATTGTCTAACCTAAAAGATTCTCTTTTCTCCACCTGCTCTATAGGTATCTTCCTATATTCTTCCAAGATGCGACGCTTTTCAAACCAAGAATTCTCTTTTTCTAGACCTTGTGCAGCCTTCTGCTCTCTTTGAGTCATACCTGCTTGTAACCTTGCTATATGCTCTGAAGTTCTTTGTTCTCCTACCTCTTTCATACCATCAATACCACCAAAGATATTAAGAGTAGCAGAATGCTTACCTTTAATAGAATGTTCTGTTGCTGCAGATTTAAGTATAGGGATAAGTTGTGTTCTTTCTAAGGTCCCTTTATCCTCAAAAGTCTTTACACGTTTTTGTCCTTCCTCTACAGACATCTCTCCACTATCCACACTCTTCAGAATATCATCAATAATAACAAATGCAGCATCTTGCGCTTGTATGTCTCTATTTGTTATTTGTGTGTTAGTGTATTTGCTTCCTAAGCTTTCAATAGCTCTCTGAGCTTCAGAAGTAAATCCTCTGAGATAATCCTCATCTTCTACTCCATCCAATTGAGCGTCTAAACGTTCTTTTATAAACTCTGGTAGACTGTCTGTACTCTTATTAAAAACCTCTTCATTTTCATATTCTTCAATAAGATTGTTTTTCCATATGATCGCTTTCTTTTTAGCAAAAGTTTGCATATAAGCTTTTTGGTAAGCATGAGATTGATCATCATTAAAAGCGCCTTCATCTGTTCCACTAAAGTTTTGTGAAGCATCTTTTTGACCTTTAAGCATATCCTTTTGTTTATCTCTTTTATCTTGTCTATCCGCTATTTTATTGACATAGGGACTTACAACCCCAAGAGCTGAAGCAAGACTAGAAAAAGTAGAGTCTGTTGAAGGCATCACTAAAGTATTAACGGGAGAAGCCACTACTTTTTGTTTAATCGAGCCATGCCCAATTAACCCGCCTCCCAACGGGTTATTCTTCTTTTTTTGTGCCATTTTAAAATTTCCTTTTATTTAATTTTTAGAGGAGCTACTGAAGTCTTTTTAGATTTAAACCATCCCTCTTGATGTCCTGTATTAGCAACACTTCCTGCGATGTTCAATCCTATATCTAACGCTGAAGGCCTATCTAAAGAATTTATTTGTGATAATCCTTTTGCATTAATCCCTTCCCTTTCTAATTTGTTTTGGTCAGATACGGCGGCTCTATTTGATTCTATAGCGGCAATATCAAACCCTTCATCAAAAATAGATTGGTCTTGAAAGCGTTCCGTTAATAGACCTCCAAGCCCTGATTCACCTGCAGCTACATTAAGCCGAGACCTTTCTTTACGTGCCTCTAAAGCTCTCTCAGACATTTGCTGTGAAGCCTCCTCTCCTTCTTGACGTGCTTTTATATCCATCAATTCTTGTTGTCTAACCATCTCAGCTTCGATAGCTGCTTGTTGTTGTTCAGCTTGTTTAGCTTGCGCAACACCTGAGGCTATCGCTGTAACAGCTGAGATAGCTAATCCTATTATTGCTCCACACATTTGAATTTCCCTCCTGCTTTTAAGTAGAAGAATTTATAAATATAGCCATCAACTTCGAGATCATCAAAATAATCTTCAAAAGTAAAACCAAGAAAAGACAACCAACGAATGACCGTCTTATTTTCTTCAGCTACTAAATTTATAAGAGGCTTATTAAAAGAGCATATATATTTTAAAATATCTGTTACATGTACAAGCATCTGTCGCGTAGACCACATTGTGAAAAAATTATCAGTGATGAGTAACATAGGATGCATATATTCACATTCTTCTGTGTAACTAAACCCACATAAACCTTCTATTACACCATCTTTTACAAAAGCCCATGTTTCATGAGACTCTAAGACATTTAACCTAAGAGCAGCTTCAGCAGAAGCTTCACGTTCTTCTTCAGGAATGTCTCGTGTTATTTCTCTAACATCAATCTTTCGTAGCCTTTTTATTATTTCGAAATCTTTTTCCATGAAAGGCCTTATTTCAATTCCTTCAGGTAGATCTTTTATCCTTACTTTATACATACTTATATCCTTTTTGATCTATTAGTTGCGATTCCTTCCCATGCGGCTGATTGAAAGCTACAGGTTCTATACGTATTATTATTTATTGTTATTTTTACTTTTGTACTATCAGACAAAACTGGAACTGTAATGTCTCCACTGCCTAGTGTTATCCCACCTACAATTGTCTCTGACCCACCTAAGTTATTAGCAGTAAAAGCTTGTAACGTGGAGTTTCTATAAGATTGATATTCTGGTTCTCTATAAAGAGGCTCAACAACCACGTCAAAATAAGCGGTATCTGAATATCTCAAAGATAAATTTCTTAATTGAAGTCTTCCAAAATCAATAGGTACGCTATCATTATCCCTAACGAAAAACTCTGAGAAAGTATAAGAAAAGTTATAGTTAACCCCCGCATAAACTGAAGAAGAACTATAATTACCTGAAACTTCATATTGATTGTTAGAAACTTCAGTTAAGTTCAACATTAAACCTTCTTTACCTACAAATCCTCCAGATAATACTGCAACAGCTTCTTCAGAAGCCTGTACTTGATAGGGGAAAGTAAAAGTTGTCTTATTAGTAACACTTGAGTAAATTCCTGTTAGATTAGTCTTACGATCTAATAAGATAGATATAGGGAGATCTACTTCTGTTTTTGTTAATTCGATATTCATCTTTTCAAGATAAACACCATCACTTTTAGCTAAAATAAAATAAATATTATTTTGAAAAACTTCTGCAGATAAGACTTCAGTTTCTTCACTAAAGACCCATTTATGCCAAGCTGATTGAATTTTCTCAGAGCCTGACCACATAAAATTATAGACATAAACTTCATTAGATTTTTCTATAAGAGCGATAATGAAATCATTCTGTTCACTTGTGATAAGTTTTTTAACATTCTTAGGAATATATGAAGGTATATGCGCTGTAATATCTCCTGCATCATTAGTAATAGTGTCTGGAGATATAAAATATTCTCTAATAACGGAAGAATCTCCATAATTTGAAGAGAAATAAATATTATTACCTGAACCTATAGGCACACATGTTTTACTAGAAGCAAACTCTGTAGAAACATCAGCTCTTACTGTTGCTGGTGTTAAAGCTTCTTGAGCATCTAATTGAAACTGTACGTTATCTGAAAAAAGTAAAAGAGTTTTATTGAAAGGAACTGCATGATTTAAATGTGAAACTTTATTATGTTGTACGGATAAATCAATAGCATCATCATCTAAGATAGCTTGAGCAGACTTACCAAAGAAATTAAAAAAGTCTCCAGCTCCGCTGAACACGGCATTATCTTTAGAGATAAAACCAAGACGATTTCTGTAGAAAAAGATATCGTTTATTGTGTTATCTATAAAGGAAGGTGCAGGTATTCTGTCATCATCACCTGAAATACGCTCTTCCCATAAAATCACATCATAAGAAAAACTCCCATCAGCTTCACTCACTAATTTATGAGGCATTGTTGAAGAATTTAAACGGTTTTGCTGATTAGGCTTCACTGTCTCAAAATAAACAGCACCATCAAATTCCACATAATAACTATCAAAATCGTTCTCAGCATCTCCGGCAATCTCAAAGATATCTCCTGCTACAGGTATATCAACACCCACTAAATCAGGATCGTCTATAGATGGTAGTTTACCGAAAGTCTGTACTGTTGTTTTTATTGTCCCAGAGCTAACATAAGCATCTAAAAGTGTTTGTTTAGACGTGTTAACTATAAAAGTATTATCAGCTATCGTAACAACTTTTAATTCCTTGTTCGGATAAGTAACATTAATATAATCGGACGGAACAACTAGAGTAACAGTATTAGAAAGTCCTGTTTCTAAATCGAAAGACTCTATAACGCCTCCAGATTTTATTATAATAATATATTTTTCTTTACTATCACGCTCATAGATATGAACTAACGCATGCTCATCAATTGCTGCAGATATTTTAGCGATAAACTCTGTTGAAGGCCTTTTCTCCAGACCTCTTACAACACCCGACCAAGCATTTATACATTCCTTAGATTGCGTATCTTTTCTGTAACTGGAGGGTTGCTGTGAGACTCCCATTGCTAAGTTAGGGATTGCATGTTGAATTAAACTCATAGTTATCTCTCCAAGATTTCAGAGATAAAAGTAGTGTCTGTCAACATATTATCATCAGACATATCTGAGTCGAACATAATTAAAGCGATTCTTGCTTCTTCTTCATCTGCTCTTAATTGTTGTGATAAATGTGGAGAACCTAATACTCTTTCTTGGAAAATCCTTGAGGCTTTAGTTACTACATAAACTTGACAAGTTATTGGTAATTCATCAAAAGGTAATTCTAAAGTAATTGTTGCTGTAAGCGCTTCTGTTATCGTATATGAATGTGTAGACTTATCATAAAGCCTTGTCCCTCTTTTAGTATAATCACCAATATCTGCGTCTATAAATAAAGTATTTAAAGGGATAGTGACTTCATTGTCTAAAGTTGGTGTTAATGGGTAATTGTATTCTGTATTGAAGTACCATTTTTTTGCTTGTACTTCTGTGTTTGTGCTTTCTAAGACTCTCTTAGCTATTGCTCCATCAGATAGTCCTGTTGTAACTAATGTAGAAATAGGTGCTTCACCTATGCTCTCCAACATCATATTTACTGCTTTTAGCTCATCCATGTGAACTCCTATTTCTATATTAATTAAATAAAAAAGCCCCGCATCTCAAAGAGATGCAGGGCTATTTATGCTTTTTTCAGATTAAAGTACTGATAACTCGATAGCCGCATCTGGACGTAAGATACCGTGACCAACAACACTTTGTACTCTTAAAAGAGTTTGGTTGAATTTCTTGTCTTCGATAACATCTACGTTTGCAGATAGTAAATTTACAGTAGCGATAGCTGATTTGTGCCAGATTAAACCAACAGTGCTTACGAAAGAACCTTGATATGCTGCAGGTCCTGTAGAAACTACAGTAGAAGGTAAGTTCATAGTTCTATAAACTTTAATACCACCGACCATTCCGACATTAGCAGAGTTAGCAGAACCATCTCCACCCCATTGGTTGTTCATGATTTTAGTACTCTCACGTAACAACGCATATTGAGCAGGAGGTAATGCACAGTAAACATCTGAACCTGCGGGTACACCGTTTTCAAACAATTTAGTCTCAGCTGCTAAAATAGCAGAGAAGATTGCGTCACCATCAGTCGCTAAAGCAGCAGAAACAATCTTTCCACCCGCATTTCCACCAGTGAAAGTTGCTGGAGCTCTAGAAGCTAAAACACCCACTTTGTAAACATCTTGATCATAACCAACAGCTAATGCTAAACCCATCTCGTCAGTAAGAATTTTACGAGCATCAAAATGATTTTGAATTTCGTCTAATTCAGTAACGATACGTGTAATACCATTGTAATTATCATGTGCAACGTTGATAACAGTTTGCGAAGTTTGTCCAGCTAACAAGCTAGTATCTACACCACCTGTATAGTTATTTAAACCTTCAGTCTTGCCCATAACATCAAAAGATGCTGATTTACCAGACTTAATAGTTCTAACTGTATGTTTATCAACCATTTCAACTTTAGATTCGAATTGTTTGATAACTTCGTTCATAGCGATGACTTTAAAATTCGCCTGTAAATCACCTGCTAATTTATCTTGTCCTAAGTTTTGTAATGCCATTTTTAAATTTCCTTATTTAAAATTTTATATATAAAATGTCTCTCCTTTAGAAAGGCGAGAGTCTTTCCCTTTATTTATTTAAAGACTACTTCTTGATACTTTATTCATAACTTTTCTACGAAAAGCTTCATCAGAGTCATAACGTGGATCATTCATGTCTGCACGAAGCTGTTCATTATTTTCATAACGAGATGTACCAGCTCTTGTAGATGTTCCTTTAATTAATTGTCCTTGTTTGCCTTTTGTTCCATTTGAAGCGTCATATTGAGATTTAAGACTCATAAGAGAGGCCTCACGTATCGCTTTATTAGGAGAAGATAAACCTTCATCTATCTCTGAAATGTATCCTTCATCTAAGTTTTCAACAGCCCAAGCTGCGATTTCAGTAAAAGCTTCCATCCCACCTACAGCTTCCGCTGCTTTGTTGTTATATTGCTCTTGTAATAATTTTTGTCCTTCAATGTGCTGTTCAACCACAGACCTAGAAATTCCTGCTTTTTCGAGTCTTTCAAAATGGTCTTCAGTTATCTCTCCGTTTTCTTGGTAGTAAGTATCCATATCACTTATATCAACACCAAGCTGCTCAGAGATTTCATCTACTGTTAATTCTTCTTCACCTTCATCTTCTTCAGATTTACCTTCAGATTCAGAAGTGCCATCCGACTCATCTGAGTTATTATCTTCAGAATTGCCCGAATCTTCAGTGTTTTCTTCTTTATCAGAAGGAAGCTCATTATTTTCTTCAAGAACTTCTTCATTTTCTACTTCTTCATTTTTCTCTACTGTCATGATCTTTCCTTTTTATTATTTAGATTCTACGAAACGTAAATTACCAACGCCTGGAATACTTACACCTTCAGGCTCACCTTTAAGGATTACATCCCCTTCGATAACTTCTGGTTCTTTAGCTTCTACTTCTTTTTTTGCTATTTCTTTTTTTACTACTGCCATTTTTAAGTTCTCTTTTAATTTAAATTATTGTTGTAAAGCGCCTGTTGCTTGTTGAATCATTTCCTGCATTTCAGGACTATTCAAAGCATCCATACCGCCTCCTGCACCTAAGCCTTGTTGCTGTTGCATAGCCATTTCTTGTTGTTGTTCTTGCTGTATTTGTTCTGTTGTTTTTATAAGAGTTTGAGTGTCTATAGACAAACCATTAGCAACTCTTTTAATAAAGTCATCAGTGTTTAAAACTTTAGCAATAACTTCAGGTCCTAAAGGTAAGATTTTTTGCATAAATGTATCTAATTTAGCAATATCATGCCCACGTCCTAAAGCTTCAATACCTGTTGAAATCACAGGTTTAACTGTGTTATTTGGAAGTTCAGGAAGTTTCCCTGCTTTCTGAAGTACAGATAAAAGTCTAGCGACTAAAGGAAGTTGAAGTTCTAAAGATAAGGTTGAATAAACACCACCTAGACTATCTTCTAACTCACTTGCCATATACCTAATTTCTCCAGCTGTAACCCTTTCTCCACCTCTTTGAATAGCTGATTGCATCATGAATGCATAGGATAATCTTTGTTCAATCTCTTTTGCCTGATTAGAAGCTATTGATAAATCATGTGACTTATTTAATTGTAAGATTGAAACATCACCAGCGTTTCCTGAGACAACATCACCATTCTTTGCTTTAGCTATCTTTTGTTTATTTGTGACACCATTAGGATTAACAAAATATAAGATTTTAGCTGCAGCTGCTGAAGCTTCTAAAAGAACTTTATTAAGTAAATCATAAGTTTTAAGATCACCTAAATATTCTTCACATAAACCTCTTCCGTAATTCTCCCCATCAATCACAGCGTATCTTATGACAACAAAAGGAGATTCTGCTTGTGGATATTCACTTCGTGTAGATTCTAAAGCAACACCATTAATTTCTTGATAGACATTCATAACGCCTTTATCGAGATAAGCATGCGTATATAAGTCTAATTCTTCATCTGAGCGTTTCTCTTCATCTAGTTTTTCTTGAAGATCAGCCTCAGCTATAATTTCTTCAGATAATGCATGGATAGAGATTGCTTCTTTAGTAATTGACTCTAACAGATTCCCTGAGGAGTCTCTAACACAGACATAATCAGAAAGTTTAAAAACTCTAATACCATCTTCACTTATATACAGACAAACATTACCAGAGATTATCAAGTTTTTGATTGCTGTTATAAGTTTAGATCTATAAGCCTTTTCTTCAACTTCAGTCATCAAAGCTCTTTCAAAAGAAGCTAATGTTTCTTCTACTTCTGTTCTTGCATCCTCAGACATCCCAGCTTCCGCTAGAACCTTTTCAGTCATAGAGAGTCTAAAGAAACTTGAGTTTGGTGGAAAGAGTGTTAAACCAAGTTTTGCAGCTAAGTGATTAACACCTCGCGCACCTAAAGCTTGATATGGAGTATCTAATTTATCTTTGCCTGAAGTATTATCAGGAGGCATAATAGCGGGTAAAGTTAATGCTGAACATTCCCTTGCTCTATCTAGATATGGCTGCCTTTCTTGCTCTAATGTTTTGTAACGAGAAGCGCTCGTTTCTAGCAGATTTGCCATTATAAATTCCTTTTATAGTTATTTTCTAACCCTGTTTTTAACTAAATTAGAAAGCCATAAACCGAACACTTTTGATTTTTCTCCAGAATTCTTTGGTTTTTCTCCAGAATTCTTTTTAGATGAAATCTGTAGACCTTCTGTTGAAGTAGGTATACGTGATTTTGTAAGAGAACTTTTACCTCTTTTATTCCTTTTTAATTCTGTTGATTTAGGGTTTGCTCCCATAATTGGGGGTGTAACGGGTTCTTTAACTTTCAATGGTTTTGGTGTTTTTGTTCCTCCACACATAATTATTTCCTTATATTTTTAATTAATTGTTTTTATTTTCTTTAAATGTCTCATGGAGCGCTTTTAGATGCTCATAGACCTCTCTTTTTCCAGCTTTATAATAGATATCATTGGGAGTCATATGCGGCTTCACTTCGAAACTCGCGAAAGTATCTTTTAGATATTCCATTAGATCTTCAGAAATCTCTAAGTAAGTATCATCATGTTTTTGTAATATTAAAATTTTATCGCTCATTATCTTTCCTTCTATTTTAGTTATTCCAAAAATCTGAATCTTCTTTTAAAAAGGAACGTCTTATATCACCGGAGTTCCATAAAGCTACTTCTCTTTTTAAAATGTCATGGTTTTCCTCGTGAATACTCTTATTTTTTACGTTCTTTTCTTCTTTTAATCTATCATCAAACTCTATGTACCTTGAGACACTCGAATAAACATAGAGCATCATAAGGTTACATATAGCATGAGCTAAATGAGGTAACCCTGATTCTTCGTCTATATTTTCATTAAGCCAGAAAGCTTGGAGATGTCTTTCAGCTGCATTAAAGTAACGACTAAAAGACATACCTTTACGCCAATTATCTGCTGTGTATTTCTTAGCACCATACGTGAAGACTTTAGCTACTTCTTTTAGAGCCTCTAGAGGCACCAAATGCATCATATATTTTCCGGAATCGAATTTAACTCCTTTATCTTTTTCATTCATATTTTTCTCTCTCTTTTTATTTATTTTAAAAAATCTAAAAGTTTGACTTCTTTCTTCTTAAAGTCGAACTCTCCTTTTCTAAGTAACCTAGACACATAATATTGAATCTTTAAGTCCTCTTCAGTTAAGTCTTTTTTAGCAAATGTTTCTATTAGTTTTTCCCAAACTGCCTGTTGATACTCGATCTCACAGTTAATCTCTTTGAATTCTGCTAGAATTTTCTTAGCTTTCGCTGGGCCTATTCCAGGGCATCCAAAATATCCATCAGTTCTATCTCCTTGAAGAACCTGTTCAAAATGAAACTCATTAGCTTCTCTTAAAGTTTGAGTCTTATCGATCTTACGATTCCATAGATATGTTCTTCCAGGAATTGTGAACATGTCTTTATCACCTGAACAGACAATAGAATTAACATCTTCAGGGTCTTGCATCATTGCTAAAAGATCATCAGCTTCTAAACAAGAATTTGTTATTACATGATATTCTTCAGATAAGAACTCTTTAAGTTGCGGTATTAAAAGTGGAGAAGGTTCTCTATCTGCTTTATATGAGGGTAAATACTTACGTCTCCAGTTATCTTCACGACTACAACTAAATGTTAAAATAATTTCATCATCGTCAAGTATTTTTTGCTTATCTTTAATTAGAGCTATAGCTTTACTTTTTGCTTTTTCAAAATCTAAAATTAAAGGTGCCTCAGGATCAAATGGATTTTCTTCTTGACTAATAATAGCTGCAGGAAAGACAATCATATCTCCATCAACTTTTAACATGAGACCCCCCAAAGACTCTCACAACGTAGTAAACTAAGGTATGTTTCCAATAGGGAGCTTTTAGTTCTTTCATAGCATCTCTTAAGATAATATCTGCATTCCTTCTAAGCCTTGATACATCTTTAGTTTCTCTTATCATTCCATAGAGGAGATCGTGAACAACAGCGCCTTCTAATATATGAGGATCGTTATCATCAATGATGAACTTAGCGAGTCTAGGAATAGATGCTAAATCACTAATAGTCCCAGCAGGCACTGTTAACTTAAAACCTCTTGTTGTTTTATATAAGAAATCTTCCTTAATTCGGTATTTATTTGTCTCTCTTATATGCTCTAGTATTAAACTATTTAGAAACATCTAGAACCTCCTTATCAATAACAACCTCTTCTTCACAATCATCATTTATAGCTTCTTTATAGACACCTATAGCACACATAGTTACTTCTCTAGTTACTGTAAGTGCAGTCATTATTTGAGCCACAGAGCAACCATTAAGCATCACTAAAAGAACACTTAAGATTACTGTTTGTTTAAATTTTTTCATTAGTTTCTTCCTTGAAAATGTTTGAGATATATTCGTAAATAAGTCTATGTTCCTCAGCGCACCCATCTCGTTTTAAATTATTAGCTCTTGCTGATAAGACTTGTATATTTCCTTTTGTATAACCTAGCTCCGGAATAATCCTGTCTAGACTCGGAGAGCTATCTGAAGCTACCCCTGTCCCCCATGCCGGCTTTAAAGTCAGACCTAAAATAGGACACTTTTCAGGGATTTCGATATCTTCAAAAGTTATATTTATCGGATAATCGTATTGTTTTGATCTAGAAGTAGCTTCGTACATCATCTTTTTTGATGCAGTCTCTCTCCAATTTTTATTAATTTTGTATTCCATAATGTTTCTCTCTCTTTTTATTATTGTTTTTCTTTAATTTTTTCTATAAGCGTTAGTCCTAAGAATTCTTTCTGTTTTTCATCAGTTTCGTTATGGTATTCTTCTAACATCCTTGTTACTTCCACTATCCTATACATCCCTTGAACGAAAAAAGCAGCGCCTTCAAATTCAATATGAAGAAATGCTGTTTTTATCTTCATTTTTTTCCTCTTTTATTCATGTGTATCTTTCCAAGAATCTCCAACATCATAGCCTCCATCAAGCTGAACTTTCATGTCAAAATCTTGTGTTACTTTTCTAATAGCTTCTACAGCTAATCTTCCGACCAACTCTGCTTTATCTTCATCAACTTCTATTTGAAATTCATCATGAATATTTCCGACAAACTTAAAATGAACGCCATCAACCATTCCTTCTTTCTTTAGACTTCTATCTAAATTAACTAATGCTTGTTTCATAACAACTGCTCCACAGCTTTGTAGTAAAAGATTTAACGCTGAGTGCTCTGATCGACTATAAAGACGTCTACCATCAAGACCTGTAAGATATCCTTTAGTTTTAATAGTCTTAGCAACAGCATCTTTGAGTTGCTTAAGTCCCATCAAATTTTTATCAAAGTTTCCTCTTATTTTCTTAGCTTGAGCTACAGTACACTCAAGACGAACTGCGATTAATTCATTACCACCACCATATAAATAGGTATAAATGAATGTCTTTGCTTCCCCTCTTTCTTTAGCTATAAATTTCTTACGAGCTTTCTTCTCTTTTATGTGCTCAAAAGTCTCTAATTTACGGAAACCTGCAGCCACCATATTGGCTTCATGCACATCACCATTTTCAGTGATATCAGCATAAGCACCTTTATCCCAACGCGCTAAATAATGCGCTAGACATCTAAGCTCTAATCCGGAAGCATCACACCCAACAAGTTTTTTGCCTTTAGGAACTATAAATAAAGATCTACAGTCATCACCAAGAAAACTTCCTGACGCTGGAACTTGAGCTAAGTTAGGGCCTGAATGAGTCATTCTGCCTGTAGCTGCACCATTTGAATTAACAGACCCATAGATTCTTCCGTCAGGTTTAACAGCCTTTAGCCAACCTTTTTTACCTGTAGAAAGTTGAGACAATAACTTAGCAACTTTTAGATAATGTTGAATCTCTTTGATATTCGGAAGTTCTATCTCTTCAAGAACATCAGCTGTCGTAGAGATATTACCTTTATCAGTGAAAACAGTAGGAACCCATCCATGATATTTAACTAAAACATGAGCTATCTGTTGTCCTGAACCAGGATTAAAGGTATTCCAAACGATCTTAGAAAGCGGAGCCCCTTTTACATAACCTGAAGAAGCGTTATCTCGAGCCGGTGTAAAAACTTTACCTGACTGCTTAAACCATCCTGTGTAGATCTTTTGAAGATCATGTATTAACTGAAGCTTTTCACCAGTTAATTTAACAGCTAATTCTTCAGCTTTATTTGTGTCAAACTGCCAGCCATTACGCATTTGTCTTGCAATAATTTCTGCAACGTCATGCTCTAATCTGATAGCTCTTTTATCCATTTTCTTAGCAGAAAGATATCTAAAGAGTTTAGTTGTTACTCTAGTATCTTGTTCACAGTATGTTTCCATCTCCTGATTCCAATCCGCCCAGACATCTTCACCTTCTCCATAACTGCCTTTAAGTAAATCTAACCGTCTTCCCCAAGCTTTTAAACCATGAGAACCTGCTTGAAACTTTTGGCCTGTCTTACGCATCAAGGCGAAATCTGTAGCCTTTAGAGATTTATTGTCTGCATAAGCAAGACGAGACATAACAAGCGTATCAATAAGCTGCTCGTGTTTTATCTTGTTATCTTTATAAAACATATCAATCAAAGGCTTATCATAAGCAATGAAATTATGTCCTATTATTTTTTTAGCTTTTGAAAAAGTCTTTACGCCTTCATAAAGAGATCTTTTCGAAACTCTTTGGTCGTTAAAACTTTCTACTGTATTTGTTTTTAAATCTGTTGCGCTGAAACAGTGTATTTTAGAAACTGTCTCTAACAGTCCATCAGATTCTGCATCAACGACTATTATTTGATCATTATTCATAATATTCTCCGTTTTTTATCTAACATTTAACATAAGTTTTCTTTAGCCTGATTACCCGAAGGTCCATCCCACCCACCACAGCTAGAGTTTGAGCATCCTTGCTCGGGAGGTATTATGAGAACCCCCTTTATTTCTTCCTTGTTAAATGTTTAAAACTCGAATTCTTCTTCACGCTCTTCTTCAAGCGCTTTTACACCTTCCACAAATGCACTAGATAATTGAATATCTTCAGTTTCATAGATAGAAGTCTTTTTATTAAATAAAAGCGTGTCACAAACCCCAAGCTCTCCATTATCTCTATTTTTCAATAGCCTAAGGATTGTCTGATTTGAAGCATCTTCGCTTTGTTGATCCCTTTCTAGACCTATAATTGCATCTGAAAGTTGTTTTAAGCTTCCTGAACCTCTCAATTGATTTGAGGTAACTCTTCCGCCTTCTTCGTGTGTTTTTCCTTCAGGTTTCGTTAAATGAACAATAGCAATAACTCCAACACCTGTTGCCTCAATAAGAGTTCTTAAGCGTGTCATTAAGCGATCGATAGCCATTCTTTCACCATCTTTTGCATCATCAGTGTCTGTAACAGCAATAGAGATATGATCTAAAATAATAAAATCACATTCTTCTGAAACAGCCATAAATCGCATCATAGACAATAAATCATCAGCTTCTAAAGAACCAAAGTGATCATAAAATATATTGTTTTCTGATTGAACCTTTTCAAAAGCAGCTCTGAATTTTTCTGTTTTCTTTTTGTATTCTTCAGAACCTCTGGTATAGATCTTTCTCGCTTGTCCTCTTTTTTTCTGTGGATTAACTGCAGATTTAAGTTCACTTGAAGAAAAACCTCCATTCATAGCGGTTAATCTTTGAGCTGTTTCATGGATAGACTCTTCAAGAAAAATATTACCGATTTTACAATCATGCATTTCTCTTAGATCTTCTGCTAATTGAGCAACTAGAGTTGTCTTACCGACACCCGAACCTGCTGCAACCATTGTTAAAGCGGCTTTATGAAGACCATCAAGTTTTTGATTTAATTTTGGCCAAGGTAATTCATACTTAATACCTCCCGCTTCCATCATATCTTCAAAGCTAAGCTCTGGACCTCGCAGGATACCTTGAGGTTTATACTTTCTGGCTTTCCATAAAACTTGAACAAGATCAACAATACGACCCGCTTTAAGATATTCATTAGCATCTTTTAATTCAAAAGAAACTAAGAAAGCTTTTCCTGGAGACAGCACTCTGATACATTCTTCAACTGCTTCTTGACCTGCTTTATCATTATCAAAAGCGAAAACCACCTCTTGAAAAGACTCTACAAAGGTTAAATTTTCTTTAATACTTTTTAAGGCACTTTGAGCACCGTAAGGCACTGAAACAACAGGCCATTTATGTTCTTGTACTTGGGAGACAGACATAGCATCTATTTCACCTTCTGTAATAATTAAGCGTTTACCACCTTCTTTCCAAAGATGCTGACCAAAAAGTGGTAATTCTTTAGTCTGTCCGATTAATCTAAATTCTTTCTTTCCTGCCTCTTTTCCCTTCATTTTGACCTTTTGAGCAATTTTATTGCCTTCATGATCTATATATGTAGCGACTTGAGCATTTCTTTTTTGGTATTTACTTACACCATAATTCCATTTTTGACATGTCTCTCTTGTTAATTCACGAGACGGTATATCTTTTATGTCTATTTCTAATAAATTCTTATCTACTTTTACATTAGTCTGCTTTTTCTCTTTATGAGTTGCTGCAGCTCCATTCTTAACGGTTGTTTCACATACATGACAATGCGTATGACCGTCGGTGTACAAACTATTATTATCTTCGCTATCACATACATCACATCTAACATGCTCAACGAAAGTACTTTCTACGTAATCTTGCTTGACATTATTCTTTTTTACACTCATAATTCCTCCTAACAAATTTTCTCTCTCAAGTTATTTGTTTAATTGTTTAAAATAAAACTACAGATGCTCTTACATCTATAGTTTTTAAAAGTTCTTCTTTACGCTAATGAATAAGATGCGTAAGACTTACCTGTGCGATCTCTCTTAAGTTGCATAGTAATTACATGACCTAAAGCTTTCAACTCATGGATACGTGCAGCCAGCCTGTCGATCCTGTAAAGTGCCTGTGCTTCTTTGGTTGTTAGAGTATCTTTATCTCTTAAGTGCTCGATGATTAATTGTTTTTGATTTTTCATAATATTTTCTCTTTTTTGTTTAAGTTAATTTTTAACTAAGGAAGCTCTTACTTCCCTAGTTATATAAAGTCTAGCCGCACTTTTTCACTGTGCCACTTTTATTTTTCTTTTTTTAAAGTTGTACCTTTCTTAGGTATTTTGTTTCGCTTTAAGAATTGGTCAACATTAAAAACAGGACACGCTTTACGTTTGTCATATTCGTTATGTCCTAAAATTGTTGTAGCAGGATAACCTCTACGTAAAACCCTTAAAAGATCAGCAAGTGTATCTTTTTGCTCTTTAGTGAAATTATCTTCATAAGGACTTTTAGAACCTTTAGGTTTCCTAAGACCCCCCACCAAGCAAATGCCTACTGAGCGTTGATTAAGCCCAAAACAATGCGCCCCTTTCTTTGTGATATCTCTTCCAATTTCTGGAGTTCCATCCCTTCTGACAATGTAATGATAACCACACCCTGACCAGCCTCTATCTTTATGCCAGCTATCTATCTCTGCTACACCGATATCCATATCTGCGTATGTCGCACTACAATGAATAACAATTTCTGAAGTTGTTTTTCTTTTACTCATAACTCTCTCCTATTCGTCCATCCAGCGTTCAGGCACAGCAGTACCTTCAGCATGCTTAAAGCCGTGCCTATCGCACCACTTCGCATAAGTTGTTTTTGATTTTTTGGATAATGTGTTTTTTGAATTCTGAAATAAAAATCTTAAATCTACTTCAGGATGTTGATCTTTTATTAAAAGATGTTTTGCTCTATCTTTAGCTTCGAAATACCCTTTAGATTCAATATAAATAGTTAACCCACTTTTAGTCTTTATCTTGAAATCAACTAAATAATTTGAGGGTAACTTTTGATAAAGAATCTTCTCACTTTCATAAGAAAACTCTTTACCTCTCTTAGTTAAATTCTTAAAGATATTCTCTTCAAATTTAGATCTAAAAGTCTGTGTCATCATCATCCTCTTCAGGTTCTGCAGGAGTTAAATCTTCAAGATCTTCTTCAAAATCTTGAGCATCTTCAGCTAACGAATTATCTACTTCGGCTTCTTCATTTTCAGAGAATTCTTCAGGTGCTTCATAAGTCTCACCATTAAAACCTTCAGCATCTATAGTAAAACCTTCAGGTGCTACTGTTTTTTCCATGTCTGAGGTGGCTAGTTTCTTAACTTGAACATTTTTAAGTCTTAGAGAAATACCTGCCCCATTTAAAGCTGTGTAATACGGAATTAGCTCAACACCAAGAACTAGAGTGGAACCTTTTCTGATAAGGACATTTTGTAGATCTACAAGGTTATTCATAGAATCAAAAACATTAGGACGTTGTGTAAATGAAGTCCCATCTTTCATGTCCACTTTTGCTTTCATTTTTGCTTTAATTTTAAAATTACCATCTTCTAGTTTCTTCCATGGAAACTCAGCAAGCTTAAAATGCGTCTTTGAGTGTTTTTCTTGAAGTGTAGCTACATAAGCATCACGTTCTTTTTTCACTAACTTCATAAAACCTAAAAAGTCCGCTTTAGAGCCTGTCACTTCTGTCTTATATTCACCCTCAGCCACATATTCTGTATCTGCAGCATTTAAGTATGTATATCCTGCGATTCCCGCTGGGATGACCGCTGTTGTGTTCTTTTTTTTAGTACTCATAATTTTATCTCTCTTTGTTTTTTGTTAAAGTTTTCTTTAAGATTCTCTTAAGTCTTAAAGATGTTTAAATAAATCTTCTTCTTGTATACCTAATTCCATCAAAAAACCCATAGACTCAAAAGTTAAATCTTGAGTTTCTTGATATTCATTAATGATCTCCGATATTTTTTGTTTGATTTGATATTCCATAGTTATCTCTCAGTTATTTTTATAGTTACATTGCGATTTGCCTTTGAGTTTTCGTTAAGCCTCTTTTGTTTTAAAAAGCAGACAATAAATAAAAAGAAGGAATCTTTAGAAACCTTAAGATCTTTAGAATCTTTAGAATCTTTAGAATCTTTAGTTTTTATTTTCTTTTTAAGAAGAAGAAATTATCTCTAGAGATCTTTAGGAGTCTTAAGAGTCTTTAGAATCTTTAGAATCTTTAGAATCTTTAGAATCTTTAGAATCTTTAGAGTCTTTAGATACCCCCTTACCCCCATAGAAAAAAGAACAAAAAGTAATTTCTTAAATTTTGTGTCTTCTTCTAATAGGGTACATCTGATGGAGGCTACGTATGACGGGGCTTGTAGAGGGGACGTTTTTGGTAAAATGACAATTTTTAGAGTCTTTTTGAGTTAATAAAGGCCTCTATTTTCTTAGTCGCTATTATTTTTGTAGATAATTCTGTTTGAATATAGCTTAGCGTTATATCTGAAGAGCTCGAATGATTTAGAAGACATTTAATCATAGAGAAATTTAATCCCACCGTTTCTGCTATTGTTGCAAAAGTCCTTCTAACATCATGGGCTGTGATTCTAAAGTCTATCTCCTTATCTATATGTGCAAATTGCTTACTAGGTGTAACAATAGGTCTTAAAGCGTTCGTTGTTTGGAATAAAAGATACTTGGAGGATGTAGGGTATTCAAAAAGATACTCTTGAATAAGAGCTTTTAAAGTATCACAAATAAAGAACTGCATATCAGAGCCATTCTTAGTGTCTCTATATATTAAAGTAGACTTTATGAGGTCAACATCTTCCCTTAAGAGCTGTTGAGCCTCTGATGTGCGGCACCCTGTATAGATAAGTAAGTAAAAGTATACTCGATATTTCAAGGGCCTCTTATCGACTGCCTCTAGCCAATCTTTAAGTTTATCGGCAGGTATAATAGTTACTTTTTTATTAGTCTTCTTGATAAGCTTAGCTTTCTTTAAGACCATCACAGGCGACTCCTTTACATACTTTAAAGCAACAGCATAATTAAAGACGGCAGAAAGATATCTAAAAGCACAAGCACTTGCTGTAGGAGATGATTTACTTAAGTCAGTATGTAGACTAAGTATCATATCCTCAGTGATGTCACTTAGTTTACCTATTGTATTAAGTCCTTTGAACTTCTTGAATTTCGTTCTGTAATCCCTAATAGTTAAATCTTTTAGTTCTCTACTTTCTAAGTAAAGCTCTAATAATTCGTATAAGGTTAAACTAGCGAATTTTTGCTTACGTTTCTTTTCGTGTATGTCCACACCCATATTTATCTCTTGAAGAATCTCACGCGCTTTATCTCGCGCATAATTTATAGAAATCTCTGGGTATTTTCCGATAGTTATTCTTTTTGATTTCCCTTCTTGAAACTTAAGAACAAGAAAAGATTTATTTGTGGGTGAAACTCGAAGGCGTAGTTTTGGAACTTGAGTGTCTACATATTCTTTTCTACCACGCACAGGAATCTCTAGACTATCTAAACGTCTATTAGTAAAAGAGAAACTTTCAGCCATCTTAGGGCTCCTTATGAGGTCAATACGAGGTCAATAATATACCACAGAAACTTGACCTTTCAGGTAGATAACCGGTAGAGAATGCAGCGACCATAGCGTAGCGGAGGGCGCATTGAGGACTGAAAATCCTCGTGTCGACGGTTCGATTCCGCCCCTGGGCACCATGCTAAAGCCAAACAAATAAAGGCCTGATGAGATTATTCTCTTCGGGCCTTTTTTTTTGCTTAAAATTTCTTCTGGTCTATTTCTGGGTAGATTGGCGCCAGTTCGGCCTAATTACTTACTCGGACTACTCTTCCAATTCCGTTAAAAGCTTTGTACAAACACCTTACAGCCCCCTAGAAAAATCAGACAATAAATTAAAGTTACTGAATCCATTCAAGATACAGTGTTTTTCAAGTTAGATACCAAGGATATCTGATAATATAACTCTTACCACAGTTAAGTATTTATGCACTAGAATTCAGAGGTGAATCAAGCTGGTATTGTGATAAACCCCGTCCACTTAGAAATGTGTAGTTTTTAAAAGTGCGATATTGGGGCGTAGGCTTTAGCCTACTATTATTTTAAAAGGTAGACTAAAGTCTACGCCCCACAAAAAATACGATTTTCAATATGGTTGGGGTTTAGTATAAAACCTTTCAAAGTATGCGGGCCTTATACCTCAACTTTGAATCGCTAACATCTCTAACCCACTCGCCTTTTAACGCGTCGCTGTTTGGCAACATAGAAGCACACACTTAAAAAAGACTTCTAAGGAGATTATACCTATGATCACTTAGATAATTAACAGAAACTAACACGGTGATTTTACAGTGAATATTTTCCAGATTGTTCTAATAGTTGGTTCTACTGGCTTTTTCATGGCTGCCCTGCTATTCCTTGCTGTACGCAAAAATTTAAAAACAAAAAATGGCTCGGGTTGGTGGGCTATTGCTTCTAGTGCAGCGTGTGCTGGCTATATTGCACAAATACTAACTACCACCAATGGCTTGGAAAGTACTGGCATTATGATAAATAATGCGTTTATGATTTTTTGGGTAGTCGCCCTAAATTTTGGTAGTGCTGAATTTAACGGTCAAAAAATAAACAGGAAATATATGGTGATAGCGGCGTTATTCGCAATACTATCAATTATATATTTCCAGTTTTTTCTAAAAAATATGATTTTGTCGGCCATAGTCATGCAAACATTCTGTACTGTAGGTCTTTTTAAGTTAGCTTTACTTTTTTTCAAGACTAAAATTCATGAGGGATTTCTATATAAAGCATTACCAGTGATATTCATTATATGTGGCATACATTGGCAGTCCTATGTACTGACCTACGTTTATGAGCCTTATAAAATCCCAGGCTTTCTCATTTATGCCCTTATTTTATTTGGCATTCATTTTTTTCTTGCATTGTTGATTATTGAAGAATTTACACAGCGCATAAAAAAATCAGAACAATATGCCCTAGATGTTGCTAATCACGATTCCCTTACTGGCCTTTGTAATCGCCTATTTTTTAATACACAATTTGAATATAGCATTGCTCGCTCCATAAGGGAAAACTCTGAAGTAGCCTTGCTATTCATAGACTTAGATAAGTTCAAGCCAATTAATGATGAGTTTGGCCATAATACCGGTGATCAAGTACTAATAGAAATAGCAAAAAGACTTAAATCAATTGTTCGTAAAGAAGATATAGTTGCTCGCATCGGAGGAGATGAGTTTTTAATTTTACTACATAGATCATCAATAAATAACAAAGAAGTAATTGAAAAAACTGCGAGTAAAATAATATCAGCTGTAAATAAACCGATTTTAATTTCCGATATTCAAGTTCATGTAGGAGCGAGTATTGGGATAGTATTTTGTCCATCCCAAGCAGATACCTTAGAAAAGCTAACCCATATTGCAGATAAAGCGATGTACAAAGTTAAAAACGAAGGAAGGAATAACTTTCATTTTGCTTAA